ATTGCTGAACGCAAGATGAGCGAAAAAGAAATCTTGCAAGTGTTTGCTGATGCTGAAGCAGGAATGACCAACAAAGGTACCGGAGCCAACCGTACCATGCTGGGTCGTGGCAAAGATACTACCATGGCCTTTGCTGGCAATGTCAAGGACGCTGTAACCAATGTTCTAAGCAGCATACAAAACAGTGTTCCTGTGTCCGCAGTTGATGTAGCATATGATCAAGCCACAGACGCTGTTGCTGGTCTTACAGGCGGCCAAAGAGGCAAAGTCATGCAGGCCATCAAAGGTTACCGCAACCTTGTGAAAGAATATCCCAAAGCAGCTGGCTTTGCCAAAGCAGCCTTGGTTGCTATTGCTGGCCTGGCCACTGGCGGTGCTGGATTACCAGCTATTGCTGGTTTAACTTATGCACTGGATTCAGCTATCCGTGGAGACAAACTAAGCAGTGTGATTGGCAAAGGTGCTGGTGCTACTGCTGTTACTTGGGGCGCTCAACAAGTTGCTGGAGCACTAGGAGGATTAGGCACTGATTCAGCTGGTACTGGTGGCCAAACAATTTCTGCTGAAGAGCTAAAATCAATGGGCATGCAACAACGTCCAGATGGAACTTGGGGAGTTGCTGTTGGAGATACACTGCCCAATGGTGCTACAGTCATAGAAATACACCCAGATTATATTGTATCTGAACTAAGGCCTGTTGACACTGCTAGTAGTCTGGGCCCAGGCGAATCGATAGTGAATACAGATACTCCGTTGCCACAAGGGGCCACAGTAAGATGTCCGTTGGGATCATGCAACGGTGATGTATGGCAAGTCAAACCAGGCGAGACTCTCAATGATATTGCACAACAAATTGGTGTGCAGCCACAAGAACTAGCTCAACTAAATCCTGGACTAGGCGGTTCTGGCGGTACTTACACTGTAGTGAAAGGTGACCAGCTGGGCTACATTGCTCAAGCTCAAGGTACAACACCCGAAGCAATTCGTGCAGCAAATCCTGATATCAATTTTGCCAAAGCATTGAAGCCTGGTACAGAACTTAATTTACCTGCTGGTACTCCTGGGCAAGGCAGTGTGTGGGCAGACTACAAGGGTGGCATGTATGGCGACAAAGTGGCTGGACAAACAGCAGGTCTGAGTCCTGCAGGTTCCGGTACAAGCCCTGCTGGTCCAACAAATCTTGGACCAAATTTTGATCCAAATAATATTCCGCCAGGTTGGACAATGAAAAGAGCACCTAGTCCAATAGATGAAGTAAGGGAAAGTATTTTACCCGCAGTAAAATTGCTTCAACTACCAGCTGAAAAATTAATTGATAAACAGGGCACCATTATGAGCTGGGCCTTGCAAGAAAGTATTGGCGTCAAACGCAAGAGTGTAAATCTTACCACAACAGGCGCTTACACTGTGTTTGAAAACATTGACCGTTATCGCCAAGCCATCATGGAAAAGGCTGGAGTTCCAGGAAGCACTCGTCCTGCATACTATCGTCCTGACATGCCAGATGGTCCAGGCAAGAAAAGCAAGCCAGGGATCGTTGGAAAAGGCCTTAACTGGTTAGACAAAACTGCAAGCAAAGTAGGCGGAGCATTGAGTAACTTTGGACATCAGTTCACTACCAATGTCACAAAAGAAAAACTCAAGATGAACTGGCACCAAGCCGGTAAGCCCAGTGATTCAGACCAATTGGCAGCGTTCCTTAGCAAACAAGGCGTACCGCAAGAAGTTGTTACCACAGTGTATGGTAAAATGGGCATTCCCTATACCGCACCTGTTGTTGAGCCAAAAGCTCAACTAGCAACTGATCCTGCTGTAACTGCTAAATCAGGAATTCAAACTGGCGCGATTGCGTTGATTGATCCAGATACTGAGAAACCCTACGAAAAAGACAAATTGGCTGCTATGTATGGCTACAAAGAACCTGCTGCACAAACACCTGCTGCACAAACACCTGCTGCACAAACACCTGCTGCACAAACACCTGCTGCAACAACCAATCCAGCAGGATTCAACGCTGGCAATGTAATGAAACTGCCTGGTATGGAAAAATATACCAAACCAGCAAAAGCAGTGGCGCCAAAAACAGCAAACTTTGGCGCTGGTCCCACCGGCTATGCAAAGACTACAACCACTATCAAACCGCCTGCTGCACCAAGTTCGCCTGCACTGGCAGCACCTAGCATGCCCAAAGTGCCTCGCGTGACTGCTGGTGGCCCAACGCCTGCTGAAAAAGCCAACCTGGAAAAAAGAATAGCCGCCTCTGTACCAGCTGTAGCAGAAACACTGCAACAGATTGACCGCATGTTGGAAAGTGTAACCAGCAAGAAAAGTGCAGAAATGATCAAGGCCTATGCAGATCAGCGTTTCACAGAACTGGGTCTGCGCAATACCACAGAGTGCAAACAAATCATGGCACATGTGGTACATGAATCAGCTGTGCGCCGCAGAGCTTATGCTCAGCGCATGGCAAAATAATCACCTTAGGACCGGTACTTGTTACCGTGGTGTGCCCGGCTGCTGGGCAGAGTAATCCGATTCGCTACCGGAACCTTTAAAGTGAGCACTATTACTATTGAGATAAATTCAACATGATATTGGAATTTGTCTTTCCTGATGAACGCATTGAAGTACAAGTTAATCTTCTGGACAATCCTGGTGTTGCACATTGGGCTGACAAATTTTTAAATTGCAACTATTCTACTTCTATAGTGTGTCATGACCACTTGCAGGTGTGTGAAATGGACCAAGACAGTTTTGATTATTCATATGCTCAATGCCAACAAATAATCAGTCAGTTGGCACAATTTGGATTAAATTATCAAGGCCCTGACATAGTCACAGTAGATCATCCTAGTCTAAATCGTGTGCATAGATTTTTTACACACAGTCAACAACGCTGCAATACCAAACAGTTTGGCAGGGAATTTGATTACCATACAGTGATGCACATGTTAGATGAACTCAATCTACACGTACACGAACTTGAAGGCTATATTGCTCGTGGCCCAGACGATATAGCAGTTGATCAAATTGAAGAAATAAAACTGTATCAGCCCACCGATTACATGTCTGATGCGTGGTGTTCGTTGGCAGATTATCAGCAATATCACAGTGATCAGCACTATGACATAGTACTAGGATCTGAAATACTAGGTAAAACTTTGTTGCAAAGTTATCTGGATCAGGACGATCCTGGAGATTGGGACACATCAGGACACTATGCGTCAGCAGGCGGCCTGCAAATAACCTACTTGCCTACAAGACAAACAATTTATCAAAGCAGTAGTTTTCAACGGTGGTTACAGCAACACCAAGTTGATCCAGACCAACTACACTACGACTTTCCTATAGGTAATATACAGGATCGGGACACTGGCCCGTTTCAACAAGTTTTGCAAAAACTACAACATTGCAGGCACAACGAAGTGTCGGTGATCTACAAAAGAAAACAATGAAATATTATTGCCACGATCAATTCAAAACCATGCACATTCGCAGCACCAATACAGGACAAGTACTTGTGAGCCCGTGTTGTGCTGCACAAACTGAAGCTGTAGTACCTGAAGAGTTTGACTTTGACACTAACTCGTTTTTGACTCAAACTCGAAATCACACTCTAGCTGACACAGCAGCACCTGCATGCTCGAACTGCTGGCGACAAGAAGCACAAAACTTGCCCAGTCGTCGCAGTCAGAATCGAGCACAAGACATTTCAGTGCAACTCAACCGCATAGATGTCACTGTGCAAAATGTGTGCAATCTTGCTTGTGTGATGTGCAGCAGCTACAGCAGCAGTCTTTGGGCCAAGCAGGACGGTGTCACTGACCAAGACTACAGCTTTGAAGACAAACTGAAACTGTTTAAGAAACTAGATTTTTCCCATGTGTATCAAATGCACTTTACTGGTGGCGAACCCTTGATGACCACTGAGCACTTGCGTATGATGAAAATTTATGCTGAGCAAGCTGATCTAGGCCAACTGCATATCAGCTACAACACCAACGGCACATTCTTTCCTGACCAACGAGTACTGGATGTTTGGAGTCAAGTCAAAGCCATTGATCTTGTAATCAGCCTAGATGCTGTTGGTGAAGCTTGCGAACTCATCAGATGGCCAGCTGTGTGGAGCGACATAGCAGACAACGTTGCTAAGTTCTACGAACTCAAAAAAACTATGCCGCATCTCAAGATTGGATTCATTTGTTGCGCCAGCAATTACAACCTATTGGAAATGCCAGCGATCATGGACTTTTGTCATGGCCACGATCCTGAAGTGGTGGTTCATTTTCAAGCCAACCACAGGCAATATTTTGCGCCTAATATGATTCCAACTGAAATGATTGACCGCGTGAATCAGGCTTTATCCCCGTATGCTGATGCAGCGGATCTCCTACACACTGTAAACAACATTCCCAAACACAATGTATTTCAACATGGGTGGCATACTATGACTACCTACATGGACGGTTTGGATGCCCGGCGTCGTACCAATTGGCGCCAAGTTTTAGAAATTGGACAGTTTGCCTAACTGATTGTGTTGCTGAATTAGAGCGTGTACAATAAGCATACAAGGAGTATTTCATGGAACAAAAAACATTCAACGGCGAACAAAAAATCAAACTGACCCAAATCATCAACGAAGGTATGCAGGTCACTCAAGAGATTGAAACGCTCACAGGCGGACTCAACGACACCATCAAGGCTGTGGCTGAAGAACTGGAAATCAAACCAGGCGTGCTGAAAAAAGCCATCAAGTTGGCACACAAGGCCGAATTTGGCAAAGCCAAACAGGACCACGAACTGTTGGAAACAATTTTGGAAACCGTGGGCAAGACCCTATAAATATCTGTTTCAACAGCGAGTCGCTGCCGTAAGCAGCATGAATCACGGCCTTCCGGCCATAAACGGAGAACAATGAGTTATATTGACGCACTTTATGATCGTGAGCACGATCGCATTCACGTGGTAGAACGCCGAGACGGTGTTCGCCGATACCAAGAATATCCTGCCAACTATGTGTTTTACTACGACGATCCTCGTGGTAAATTTCGCAGCATCTACGGCACACCAGTCAGTCGTTTCAGCACACGCAACAACAAGGAATTTCGCAAAGAAGTTCGTATGCACAGCAACAAACAGTTGTATGAATCAGACATCAATCCAATCTTTCGCTGCCTGGAAGAAAACTACAAAGATCAAGATGCTCCTGAAATTCACACAGCGTTTTTTGACATTGAAGTAGATTTTGATCAGCAACGTGGTTTCTCACCTGTGGAAGATCCGTTCAACTCGATCACTGCAATCTCGGTGTATTTGAACTGGTTGGATCAGTTGGTCACGCTGGCTGTGCCTCCGCGACACATGAGCATGGAGACCGCTCGGGATTTAGTGGCTGAATTTGACAACACGTTTTTGTTTGAACGTGAAGAGGACATGCTGAAAATGTTCTTGGACTTGATTGATGATGCAGATGTGTTGAGTGGCTGGAACTCAGAAGGCTATGACATACCCTACACTGTGAATCGAATCACTCGAGTATTGAGCCGGGATGACACTCGCAAATTTTGCTTGTGGGGACAGGTTCCTAAGAAACGTATGTTTGAACGTTATGGTGCTGAACAAGAAACATACGACTTGGTAGGCCGTGTACACATGGACTATATGCAACTGTATCGCAAATACACCTACGAAGAACGACACAGCTACAGCCTGGATGCCATTGCTGAACACGAACTAGGCGAACGCAAAACACAGTTTGAAGGCACACTGGATCAACTGTACAATCAACACTTCCGCAAGTTCATTGAATACAACCGTCAGGATACCGCACTGTTGGATCGACTGGACAAGAAGCTGAGATTCCTGGAACTGGCCAGCGAACTGGCACACGCCAACACTGTGCTGTTGCAGACCACCATGGGTGCTGTGGCAGTGACAGAACAGGCTATTATCAATGAAGCACATGAGCGTGGCATGGTTGTGCCCAATCGACAACAACGCAACGACAGTGCAGACAATCAGGCAGCTGGTGCCTATGTTGCTTATCCTCGCAAGGGCTTGCACGAGTGGGTAGGATCAGTGGACATCAACAGTCTATATCCGTCGGCCATTCGTGCCATGAATATGGGACCAGAAACAGTGGTAGGACAACTGCGTCCCATCATGACTGATCAGTACATCAAAACACAGTTGGCCAAGAACGGTGGCAAGTTTGCTGAAGCCTGGGAAGGCTTGTTTGGCAGTCTTGAATACACTGCTGTGATGAACACAGAAGTAGGCACAGAGATTACCATTGACTGGCAAGACGGCACAGAAAGCACACACTCAGCCGCTGAGATCTGGAAAATCATATTTGACAGTCACCAACCTTGGATTCTCACTGCCAATGGAACTATTCTTACCTACGAGAAGAAAGGTATCATCCCAGGCTTGCTGGAACGTTGGTATTCAGAACGCAAAGAGATGCAGGCCAAGAAAAAGTCAGCCAAGGACAAAAAAGAAGAAGCGTTCTGGGACAAGCGACAACTGGTCAAGAAGATTAACTTGAACAGCTTGTACGGTGCTATTCTAAACCCTGGTTGCAGGTTCTTTGACAAGCGTATTGGACAGAGTACCACGCTCACAGGCAGGGCTATTGCCCGGCACATGGATGCCTACATCAATGAGTGTATCACAGGTGTGTATGATCACGTGGGTGAAGCAGTGATCTACGGTGACACAGATTCGTGCTACTTTAGTGCTTGGCCTGTGTTGAAGACAGAAGTTGAAGCAGGCCGCATGGAGTGGTCAAAGGAAACTTGTATTGCACTGTATGATGATCTTGCTGATCAAGTCAATGCCAGTTTCCCAGGCTTTATGGAACAAGCGTTTCATTGTCCCAGAGACATGGGCGAACTCATCAAGTGTGGTCGTGAAACTGTGGCAGATCGTGGTTTGTTTATTACCAAGAAACGCTATGCAGTCAATGCCATTGACATTGAAAACAAACGTCTGGATGTGGATGGCAAGATTGGCAAGACCAAGGCCACTGGTCTGGACCTCAAACGTAGCGATACACCCAAAGTTATTCAAGAGTTCTTGTTGGAAATTCTAAATAAACTGCTGGCAGGTGCCGAACGTGAAGAACTGATCGAACACATTCGTGCGTTCAAGTATGAGTTTATGGAACGTCCAGGGTGGGAGAAGGGTAGTCCCAAGCGTGTGAATAACTTGACCAAATATGCAGCAGAAGAAGCTAGATTGGGCAAAGCTAACATGCCAGGTCATGTGCGGGCCGCTATGAACTGGAACAACATGCGGAAGATGAACAGTGACAACTACAGCATGCAGATTGTAGATGGCATGAAAACCATTGTGTGCAAACTGAAATCCAATGCATTAGGTTGGACCAGTATTGGCTATCCCACAGATGAACAGCGTTTGCCCAAGTGGTTTACAGAATTGCCGTTTGATGATGCACTTATGGAAGCCACCGTAGTTGATCAAAAGGTTGACAACTTGTTGGGTGTGTTGGAATGGGATCTGGCTTCAGCTACCAACACAGAAAACACATTTACCAGTTTGTTCTCATTCGAATGAAACTAAGCAATATTGTACACTATCGTAATCAATTGGACATTCACGATGTTCAGTTGATTCGCGAGCAAACCGAACACGAACTGTTGGCCATCAATCATGTGGTAGCCAGCCAACCCAATGATATCGGTTTCTACAAGGCCCGAATGGCCAAAAGATTGAGTGTGATACAGGATTCGTTTCAACAGTTCGATCAGGTGTTCGACGGACTCAAGTCTGAACTGGATTCAGCTATACAAAAACAGCAAGCAGCTTACTACCGAGCCAGCACAGACCTATATCAACAACACATTCGGCATGAGCCTTTGGATCGAACGTTATCTCGCCGATTGGTCATTGACGATGATAGCAATCTTACATTGCGAACTCGATTGCGGAACTACACAGATTGGCGACTACCTGGCATGATTATCAGACCCGGCCAAGAATCATTCATTGAAGAATTGGTGCCTTTGGACCCGTTGTATGTAGTAGATACAGATCAAGAACTGATTGATCCTGCTGTAATGGCGTTCAACGAAACTTATCGTGCTAGACTGCGTCAGTATGTGTTAGACGAAGACCGTGATTTGATATTAGCAGACTTACCTGACAATCAGTTTGGATTGATATTTGCCTATAACTATTTCAATTTCAAACCTATGGAATTGATCCGACGATACATCACAGAAGCATACCAAAAGTTGCGAGCTGGCGGCACTTTGATTATGACCTACAACAACTGTGATCGAGCACACGGAGTTGCGCTGGCTGAGCAAAACTTCATGTGCTACACTCCAGGAGCAGAAATTTTGAAAACTGCTGAATTGGTTGGATTTGATGTGACTTATCAACACACAGGTCTAGGCGATTTGTCCTGGATGGAACTGCAACGACCTGGCAAAATTAGTTCGCTAAGAGGCGGACAAACCTTGGCCAAAATCGTTGCACGACCTAAATAAACCTTGTATACTTAAACATTAGGAGAAACTTATGAGAGACTGTCTTTTAGACTTGGTAGAACACACTTTGGATCTGGGTTGTATTGATCTTGTGAAAATTGTTGGCGACGATACAACCACACAAATCAGTGGCTTAGCTGAAGACCTCAGCGTGGTAGTGCAAGGCAACTATCACACACCAGTGGCAGATTTTGTGGGCACTTTTGGTATGCCCAACCTCAACAAGCTCAAAACGCTGTTGAACCTACAGGAATATCGTGAAGATTCCAAACTCACAATCACACGAGGCAGCACCGGCGAGCCCGACGGCATCAGCTTTGAAAACAAACACGGCGACTTCAAGAACAGCTACAGGTTCATGTCTTCGGGTGTAGTTAGTGAAAAACTCAAGACTGCCAAGATGAAACCAGTGAACTGGCACATTGAATTTGAGCCCGCTAATGCCAGCATTCAACGACTCAAGTGGCAAATGAGTGCCAACGCTGAAGAACCCAATTTCCAGGTCAAGACTGAAGGCAGTGATCTCAAGTTTTACTTTGGTGACCACAGCACTCACGCTGGCAACTTTGTGTTTCAAGGCAGTGTCAATGGCACACTGAAACGTGCCTGGAGCTATCCTGCCAAGCAATTTGCCAGCATCATGGATTTGACTGGGGACAAAGTGGTGCGTATCAGCGACGACGGTGCTGCACAAATCACTGTTGATTCTGGTGTTGCTGTCTACAACTATATCCTCCCTGCACAAAGCAAGTAATGACTGACCCTATTGTTCAAGACAATCTCACAGCAAAGCAGTCAGACTACGCTGTGTTTTTGCCAGCTATTTCTGGGTTCTACGCTACATTCATTGGCAAGCAACGCAACGAACACTATGTAGATCCTGCTCGTTTTCCAGCTGGACTCACTGACATGGAACAGATGAACTGGCTCAACAGTCAAAAGGCCCTGTTTCCCTACAAATGGAGTCTGTATTCAGGTGGTCATGCCAATTTGGACTTGAACAAGCAGGACTGGTCGGAGGACATGGTTCGTAACCGAGAGCCTGGCACATTCATTCTAGGCGACTCTGGCGGATTTCAGATTGCCAAGGGCCTGTGGGAAGGTGACTGGAAAGCCAATTCAGGTTGCGTCAAAGCGCAAAAGAAACGTGAGTTGATTCTGAACTGGTTGGACAATGTTGCTGACTATGGTATGATCTTGGATATTCCTACATGGGTTATTCACGACAAGAAAGCCAGTGCAGCCTGTCAGATCACCACGCTGCAAGAAGCTGTAGATGCCACCAAGTTCAACAACGAGTACTTTATGCAGCACCGCAAGGGTGTCAAGAACGGCGGTGCTAGATTCTTGAACGTGTTGCAGGGCGACAATCATACCAGTGCTGACGCATGGTATGAGACCATGAAGCACTACTGCGATCCTGCGAAGTATCCTGACACACACTTTGACGGT